TCTATGGACGTTGTAATTTGACAAATTTTTGGGACACCCTACCCTCTTAAACTCATTGATTTTCAAGCCTGTGCAAGGTGTCCCGTCAAACAATTTTTAACCTTTCGAAAAGTTTGACAAAAAATGGGACACTTTATTGAGAATTATTTGCAATAGAAGAATCTGCAATTTTTGCAGGTTGTGCTAAAGTGTCGTCGGGAGTGGGTGCCGTCGGGGTTTATGAGGGGGTGGTGAATTTTTGCAATTTTTGCAATTTTTCACCGTGTCTTAGATGATGCATGGAAAATTCCGCCGCACCTTGTAAATTTGCAGTTTACGACAGCCCTATCTCCAGCCTTTCCTTCTCTCCGTGAAATCTTTGCTTGAGAACCCAGAATGTCCGTTTTTATATCTTTCAATAATGAAGTGGTATGAAGTTTTATACTGTTGATGAAGTAGCGCAGATCCTACGTCTCAGCAAACGCACAGTCTATTCGTATATTGAGGCTGGATATATTCGTGCCATCCAAGTCGGAGAAAGGAAAGCCCTAAGGATCCCAGAGGACGCCCTACAAGAGTTTTTAAAACTCAATCAGACTGTGTTTGAAATTGTCCCTCTCTCACGGTGTGCTAAGAAAAAATCTCTGTGAAATCTTTGCTTGAATTTCCCCTTTTCACATGGCATCTTATAACGCAATGATTGTGTTGAATGAACATCTAAACCTTGCGGGCTTTACAGAAGAGGAGTGTTGCGTAGAATTTGATGTGATAGCTTTGTCTTCAAGCTGTATTGATCGTTCCTACGGCAAGCTTTGTTTCCCTAAGGAGGTACTTAAAGCAAGAGTTCATACTCTCGTTGGGAAACCTGTTCTCCTTGACCACAAGTGGGAAGTTGAGAATATGGTCGGAGTCGTGGTGAAAGCGTGGTATGAGGACGGAAAAGTCTATGCACGGCTACGCATTCCCAAACAAGGGAACGAAAGACTTATTGCCCTTCTTCAAATGTCTCCAAGTCCAGTGAAAAGCGTGTCCGCAGGACTCATCGTTAGGACTGAAAAGGTTGAAGACAAATACATAGTGCAGGACTTGGAATTTAAGGAGATAAGCTTTGTTTTCGAGGGTGCAGACAAAAACGCAAGGGTGCTAAACTCCACTTGTGGATGTCAAAAGGAAGCCCTCGGCGTTTCAAACTGGTGGGATGACCCAGAGTTAAGGGAGAAGGCTCCCAAGGACTACTTCCTTGATCCGGAGAACAGGAAATACCCTTATAGAACTTGGGAAGGTGAAATCTCCTGCGACAGGCTTAAGGCAGCGATGAGTCTTGCGTCCTTGCATGGACATCATCGTATCTACGCCAGAGCCAAAACTTTGTATGAAAACCATTGCAATAAAAGCAATAAAACCAAAGGAGGTGGAAAAGATGCTTGAACACTTTGAAGCTATGACAAAAGAGGAGCTTATCTCAGCTATTGAGGCTTTGCAGACAAAGCTTTCTGTCCTTGAGAAGGAGAACTTAGCCTTAAAGGAGCTTGCGGAAATAGGGCAAAAGTATATTGAGCATCTGAGGCGGGAAGCGGTAAGGCTTGTCAAGCTCGTTGACGGAGAAAAAAGCCCATTACTGAAGCTTATTGAGAAGGCCGATGTGGAAACTCTAAAAGAGCTTGTAGACGAATACACCGAGAAAGCCAAAGAGTTGTATAGGCCATCCAGCCAGAGGGCTCCGCTTGAGTTTGAGAAGCCTCTTGAAGAAATGAGTTATGCCGAACTTAAGAAGCTTGCTGAAAAATTCGCCAAGGAGGTATAAATCATGCCTGTAATAACCGGAATAACTAACCCAGAACTGTTTCCTTTATATTACGAAAGAAGGCTTCTTGCCTACGTGAAGGAAAACCTCGTAGCAAACCGCTACGGGCAAAAGTTTAGCCTTCCTCGCAACAGTGGAAGGACTGCGGTTTTTACCGCCTTTGAACCTCTGCCCGTGAATACTACTCCTATCACCTTCCAACCGACTCCCAGCACTGGGGTAAGCTTAGCTACGAGACAGGTCTCCGTCACCGTAGAGGAATACGCAAACTACATTGACCTTGACGACTTCACTGACATCACAAGCTTTGTTCCTCTCATGGAAAGGGCAATAGACCTACTCGCTTATAACGCACAGCAAACGCTTGATAGAATCGCCATGAACGAGCTAACATCCGGCACGAATGTTATCTACGCTGGAGATGCTACATCAAGAGATTCTCTGGATGGCACAAAGAAGCTTACCAAAGCGGAGATAAGAAAAGCGGTTATTCAACTTGAGAGGGCAAATATTCCCAAGTTTGCTGACGGATATTATGTTTGCATAATCCACCCGGATAAGCTCCTTGACCTCTTCACAGACAGCGAACTAATCACGCTTTCAATGGTTAAGAGAGATCCATTGGAAAAGGGCTATGTTGGAGAGTTCTTCGGAGTGAAGTTTGTTTCCACTACTGCGGTTCCTGTGGTGAAGAACGCCGCAGGTCAAGATGTCTACATGACCATTGTGCTTGGTGATAATGCCTATGGAGTGGTTGATATTGACGGGAACACCCTGCAAACCGTATACACCAACATGGATAAACTCGGAAGGGTCAAGACGGTAGGTTGGAGAGCATTCTATGCTGTGAAGAGACTTTACGAGCCCGCTATCGTGCGGATTGAAAGCAATTAAGGAGGCTTGCGATGAAGGTGCTTGTGAAGGAAAAGGTAAAGATCTGGGTGAATGGTAAGGAGTTTAGCTTTGAAGCTGGAGTTCAAGATGTGGACGATGACAAGGCAAGGATTCTGATTGAAGCAGGCTATGCTGAGAAGGTAGAAGAACCGGAGAGGCCTAAGAAAGGGAAGGATGAGCGATGATAACCCCAACCGAGGTCAGGGAGTTTTTGAACGACAGCACGTTGCCTGATGAAATTTTGCAAAATTGCATAGACCTTGCAATAAACAGGGCTAAGAGATTGCTTGGGGTGGAAAACTTGCCTAACACTCCAGAAGTAAGGAAGGCTTTAATTTTGCTTGCTGCGAGTGAATTAGCCTCAAGTGTGAATCTCTATTGGAGGCGGGCAGAAGACCATCAGACTATGAACGTGAAAAATCTGATAGCTGAGGCGGAGCGTCTGCTCAGGTTGGCCCCTAAAGGAGGAGCAATGGTATGGATATAGAGGAACTCAGAAGATTTTTTGACGAGTTCCCGAGAAAACTCGCACAAGCCAGCGAACTTGCCCTCACGAGGGCAGCTGAAAAAATTCAGGCGGATCTTTCAACAATTTTCAAGACAGAGGGTAGGTCTCATGGTGTGGACTGGAAAGACTTAGACCCTCGTTATCTTGCCTATAAGGTCAAAAAAGGCTTTTCCGAAAAGAAGCTACACAGGACAACCACCCTTGCCCAAAGCTTTACTTATAAGGTTCAGGACTGGAAGGCTGTAATCGGAACACCTGTTCCTTATGCGGTTTATCACGAAACAGGAACCAGACGTGGTATCCCTCCACGCCCTTACATGCAACCTGTTGTGAAGAAGTTTTTGGAGGATAACCACTTCAAAAAAATCTTTGAAAGAAGTCTGAAGGAGGTGCTGTAGGATGCTGACTGAACTTGACGCACAGATTGGAAATGCTTTGCAATCACTCGGGCTACCGGTGCTTTCCAAAGTGGATAAGCCCACGGAACTTTTTGCAAGACCTAAAACCACGCCCTGCGTTTGGTATATCATAGAGAAAGTAAAGTTTGAACCCGTTTCAAGCTTTGCCTTTTCTGTTGACTTTGATGTTTCTGTGTTTCTTTTCTACAGAAGCTTAAGAGAAAAGGGGCAAGGAGCGTATGAGCTTTTAGAACGTATTCTAAGCGCCTTGTCTTTAAAAACACAGTTTAACCTTGTCCCTCAAGGGATTGAACTTTACTACCACGAGAGCGGAGAGTTTGCATTTCTTCTAAGCTTCAAAGGTAATGGCAGGTTTGTTGTCCCGCAGGAAGAAGAACCACTTACTACCCGTATAACCGTTTACGAGGGTGAAGAGTTTGTTTCGGAGGTGTCCAGATGAGGTATAGGGTAAAGCTAACTTATCCTACCATTGTTGTTATTGAACAAAAAGAGTATCTTCTCTTCCCGGGTCAGGAAGTTGAACTTCCTGATACCGCCGAGGTAGTCAAGACTTATGAGGGGCTTGGCTACCTTGAACCTTTACTAGTTAAACAAAAAACTAAAAAGGAGGTAAGCGATGCCAGCTAACTACCTTCACGGCGTGGAAACGATAGAAATAGTAAAAGGACCAGTTCCGGTCAGGGAAGTAAAATCTGCTGTCATCTTTTTAGTCGGAACTGCCCCCGTACATCTGACCAGACCTACGGGCATTTCTGAAAGCGATTGGTATGAGCAAACGGTGAATAATCCCATCCTTGTCCTGAGAAGGGAGGACGGCATAACCTACTTTGGCGATGCTACTCCGGGCTACACAATCCCATATGCTTTAGATGCTATCTTTGATCACGGAGGTTCAACTGTTATCGTTGTTAATGTCTTTGACCCACGGAGGCATAAGAACGCAGATGGACAACCTGATCCTTCAGTGGTTACTCCAGCTGACATTATCGGCACATACAACCCAACGACTGGCAAACGCTCAGGGCTAAAGATAATTGACGAGTTATATAGTCGCTTTGGTTTCACTGCAAAGCTAATACTTTGCCCTGTCTATTGCGAGTCTCCGGGTGTTATGGCAGAGATGATAGCCCTCTGTGAAACCCATCGTGCTTTAGCTTTAATTGACGCCCCAGCTGGTTTAACTCCTCAGCAAGTAATCAACGCTCGTGGTGCAGGTGGTCAACTGAACACTTCTGCTTACAGGGCAGTCATTTGTTATCCCCACCTCAAAGTTTACGATCCTGCGACCAACTCTGAACGTCTTGAACCTTTCAGCCAAAGACTGGCAGGAGTTATAGCTAAGGTGGATCACGAGGAGGGATACTGGTATTCTCCATCCAACCACGAGATACTCGGCATCATCGGAATAGAACGCCCTATCACCTGCGCCATAAACGACCCGAACACTGAAGCTAACCTTTTAAATGAAAACGGCATCGTCACGGTCTTTAACAGTTTCGGCACGGGCTACAGGGTGTGGGGTAACCGTTCCGCTGCGTGGCCAACCAAATCCGACCCAAAAAACTTTATCTCCGTCCGCAGAACCGCAGACATTATCGCCGAGTCTATTGAGTATGCAACTTTGCAGTTTTTAGACAAACCCATAACCGTAGCTATAGACGGAGTGCTTAGCATGGTAAACGCTTTTATCCGAACCCTCATAGGAAGAGGCGCCCTTGTGGATGGCAAATGCTACTTTCTCAAAGATAAAAACCCGGAGACCAACCTTGTAAATGGACACCTTACCTTTACTTACGAGATAATGCCACCAACTCCTGCGGAACGCATAACCTTTGAACAGGTGATAAACATTGAACTTCTCAAAAAATTAGTAGGAGGTTAAGCCATGCCCATTGAAGTAAGCAAAGTCTTCAATGCGAGAGTATATATAGACGGCACGGACTTTATAGCTAAAGCTGAAGAAGTAGACCTTCCGAAAGTCAGGTTCAAGTTTGCCGACGCCAAAGCCCTTGGTCTTTACGGAGAGATGGAACTCCCGGCTGGGTTGGATAAAATGGAAGCCCGTATCAAGTTCAACAGCATCTACGGCGATTTTATCGCCCTCGCCTCTAATCCGTTCGTTCTGAGAACTATCATTATCCGTGCTTCCAAGCAAGATTGGGACCAGAGAGGAGTGGCTCGGGAGGTTCCTGTCAAGGCGGAGATAAGAGGTTTTTTCAAAGAGTTTGACACTGGGAAGTTTAAAGCAAGGGACGCCGCAGAAGCAGAAGCCGTTGTCTCGGTCGTTTATTATAAGCTTGAGGTGGATGGTAAAGAGGTTGTGGAAGTAGACGTGATGAACAACATCTACAAGGTAGAAGGGCGAGACATCCTGCAAAATTACAAGGCTAACATCGGAGGTTGAAAATGGCTAAGGAGATCACACTTCCCAGCGGAAGGGTTGCGAGAATTAAGGAAGGCAAGGGTAAGGACTTATTCTGGGCTTTATCCAACTCAACCGGGCAAAATGACATCATAAAGCTTTTGATAGTGAGGCTTACTGAGATTGATGGGAAACCTCTCACAGAAGACGATCTTGAGGAGCTTCCTCTTGCTGATGTGATGGTTTTGATGCGGGAGTTTACGGAACTCTACTCCCCTTTGTCAGTGCAGAAGCTATCTTAGCTATGGTTGAGCATGGTTTTTCTTATTCCGACTTGGCTAACATGCCTTACGCAGAGCTAAAGTTCTGGGCTAAGAAGCTTTCTGAATACTACGAACAGCAGGCTAAGCTACTTGAAGATGAATAAGCATGGAATTCTCTGTTGCGGTAGTAATCCAACTGATAGACAACTTCTCCCGTCAGCTTTCCGAGCTTAAAAATGGAGTTTCAAACTTTAACAATGAACTAAACCAAACTCAAAGCAAGCTAAGGAGCTTTGGAGAAACCCTAAGAAGAGCCTTTGACCCGAGTGTGATCTGGAGTGCTTCAGAAAAATTAGAAGATTTCACTTTGAAAGTCGCACAAGCTACAGCCCTACCCCTTGCTACTCTTTACAAGACTTTGGATGCATACAAAAGCTCAGAACTTGCCCAAGTGGAGATGGAAGTAGCCCTCATGACCAAAGAGGGCCTGCCTGTTGAGCAAATCAAAGAATTAAACAAGCAAGTGGAAGAACTCGGAACGAAACTCCCGGGAACCACAGCGGACTTTTATCGCGTGGTTACCGCTTTGAAGGGTGCGGGTATGGAGCTGGATAAAATCGTGAATGGCGGACTGAAGGCAGCATCTTACCTTTGGGTGCTTTTCAAGGAAGAGGCTTCTCCGAAGGAAGTGGCTGAGATGGTGCAAAGTTTCTCCAACGCATACAGGATAGCCGGGCAGGATTTTGAAGCTTTCGCCGACCAAATCCAGAGACTGAAGTTTGCAAGCGGTTTGACGCTAACACAGATCGCATATGCAACGAAGTATTTCTCCGCAGAACTTAGTCAGCTTGGTTTTACAGGCCTACAAGCTTCAAAATTCATGCTTGCTTGGATTGGAACTCTTAAGCAGTTTGGTGTGGCTGGTGAGACTGCTGGTACTAGTATCCGCTCCGTCCTTCAGAGAATCCCTGAGTTAGACAAACACCTTGAAAAACTACGCAAACAGGGAATTGACATAAACATCAACCTGAAAGATTTCTACGACGAGAAGGGCGCATTTAAGCTTGAAGAGTTTTTGATGGCAATTAGGAAGGAACTTTCCGCCATACAAGACCCACTACAAAGAATGCAAGTCCTCAGGGAACTCTTTGACATGGAGGGTATGCGGGCAATAGCTCCGCTCCTTGCTGCAACTAAAGAAGAAGCCCTTATGTATCTTGAAGAAATCAGAAAAAGCATTGAGGCAACCCATGACCCAAAGAAGATTGCGGAATTCCGAGAGCAATACGAACAACTAAGGAGGCAGATTGAGGCTGGAGGTTTTACTGGGCTTGAGAAGATGGCAAAAGAGCTTGACAATCAAGCAAGTCTTCAGCAAAGGCTTAATCGCCTGATGAACACGTATGCAAACGCACTTGAGGCGGTAGAGGGAACGCTTGTTAATCTGCTGTCCGTGATTGGTTCTCTAATTGCCCCGACCCTGATCGCCATACTAAATCCTCTGAATGATATTTTAGGAAAGCTTGCAGATTTCATACAAGAAAACAGAACAGTAGCACGAGTTCTCACGCTTACGGTTGGTGGGTTTGTTAGCTTTCTTGCAATAATGGGCACGGTTAGCTTGGCTGTTGCGTCTTTCTTGAAGCTTTTCTCTCTGGCGTTTGCTCCTGTTAAGTGGTTGTTAGCTGTATCAGCAGTTGGAAAGTTGGCCTTAGCTTTGAAGGCTTTTAGTATTGCCCTGCTCATATCTCCAATAGGCTGGATTGCCCTCGCTGTGGGTGCCCTTATCGGTGTTGGTTATCTTCTTTGGAAGCATTGGGACACAGTCAGCAAAGGGCTTGCTAAAGCTTGGGGCTGGCTTAAATCGTCTTGGCTAAGGGCCTTTGAAGTGCTTGTAAAAATCAATCCATTTTTTGCTCTCTTTAATGCACTAAACAAGCTCATCCAGCAGGTGTTTGGTATAGACCTCTTCACTGCGGGCGAGAAAATTGTGAAAAGTCTGTGGAAAGGCATAGAATCCCTTGCCATGAAGCCTGTTGAAGCTATGAAAAATATCGTTCAAAAGATAAGAAATCTCTTGCCCTTTAGCCCAGCCAAGGAGGGACCACTTCGGGACATTCACAGAATAAAGCTTATTGAGACCATCGCTGCAGGGCTGAACGCTGATCCCATCCTTACTCGTATGAAAGACATTGCAATTAAAGTATCCCAGTTTGCCCCTGCCGTGGGGCTAAGACCGGCATTGGCGGGATCCACCACGATTACTGTCAATATAGGTCCTATTCAAGTGTATGGAACGGAAGGAGGCAAGGTCGCCCAATCTATTGCGAGCGACCTTGAACGAGAGATTAGGAGGGTGCTTGCTAAGATTGAAAATGAACGCTACCGTAGAAGCTATTGAGAAAGCCTGAGGTCTTTGTGTTCTTTGATTCTGTAAAACTCGCAGTAGCCTCTTAACCTACTTAAAATCGCTTCTGGGAAGAACTTAGCTACCTCCATGAAACTGTTTGAGGTTATGAATAACAGCTTTTCCTCAAGCTCCGCATGGTAAATGATCTCCATTATCATGTCCAATCGGGCTTGCGGGAGGGTGGAGATGATGTCATCTATTAAGTATGCATCGTGCTGTCTGTATTTCGTATACAACTCTTTCAAATCTGGGAACGAAATACAGCTTATGTATAGTGGGTTATAAATCTCCCGAATTTGAAGCATTTTCGCAATTTTCCACGTGCTTGCTATACTTTTCCCTACCCCTGCCGGACCATCAAGAATTATCCCTCTTTTTCGCATTTCCTTTACTCTCCTAACAGCTTCCGTTTCTTCTATTCCATTGAAGACCACCTTCAAATACTTTTCAGGGAAGCCGTTGGCGAGCATCGTGGTATATATTCTTTCCTTATTCAAAGCCTTGGGCAGGATACTGACCGTTTTTCCGATCTCAACCATAAAGAAACTTTCGTGTTCATATATTTTTGCATTTTCCGGAAATCTCTCTCTAACTTCTTCTATACTTTTATACACCTTCCTCCTCATCCCTTCACCTCCTTACAACACATAGACGGGTAGGTCTAAGCTCTCTATATCGTATTCACACGGTATGCCCAGAACGTCATAAAGCACAAGGGTATGATAGTAATTACCCCCGCTCCAGAACGG